GAAAAGGCTTTCCCCATGTCAGCTGCAAATGTCTTTACATCTCCACCTTTAATTAATTCACCGACTGCTGCTCCCATGTCTTCTTTAATTCGTGTAAGATCTTCTTCACCCAGACCCGCTTTAGCGAGAAAAAATTTACCACCAGGAATGCCACCGATAAAATCTGTTATCTTATCTAGCTGTGCAGTCATTTCAGCTGTTGCTTCTTTTGCTAAATCATTGTGTCTTTGCAGTACTACAGCTTTTTGTTCTTCTTGTTTTAAAATTTCTGTTATATTAGCTAAATCTTCTTCAATCTGCTTACCGGCTTTTGTCCTGTAATCAATTCCGCCTGCTAGACGCGCATTTTCAACTTCTATTCTCTTTTGTTTAAGGGCAGCTAAATCAACCTGTTTAAAATCTTCACTCCCTATCTCTTGCTTATTTTTTAAATTCGTCAGAGTCAGATCATTAACCTCATCCACATAATCTCTTAGCTGTCCTGCAAATTCAAGGTTGACTTTAGAATAAGTTCCTTTTTGATCCTCAGCGTCTCGGGATATTTCAGCGAGTTTGGTTAACTGTTTTTGAGTTTTTGTCCACTGTCCAGTTCGGCCAACAATTTTTTGATACGCGATTTGAATTTTCTTTACTTTATCTTCCGTGAAACCGAGTTCAACATTTTCTTCTTTTGACAGCTCCTTGAGAGCCTGTTTAGTTTTTTTTATTTCTTTTGTCTTTTTATCAACCTGTGCTAGCTTCTCTATATACCGATCTTCACCTGCAGTGAGACCTTCAAGATCCTTTTTCAGTCTTTTAAGATTATCCTGCTGCTTCTTTAGTTGAACATTAGCTGCAGCAACAGTACCGGGATCTATATAATCGTTATTTGCCATTTCTATACTCTAAATTTCATTTTTGGAATGGGTTTTCCTGTTTTTCTCGATTTCTTAATCGCTTTATCTAAATCATCAAAATCTTTTTCTAAAGCAGCTAATCGTTTAGCTAAAACGGGGTCGTCCTTAAACCTTTTCTGTAGTTCTCGGCCTTTCCCTTTCATTATCATTTTAACAATTGCACCTATGAGACCTTCACTCATAATGCCTCTGGGGTTCATGTACGATTTTTTCTTTGCCATTGTGATTCTCCGAAATTATAAAACATGTCGTATATAAATATCAAGAGAATGAGTTATTTTTTGAAATTAGATGCTATTCCCGGGTGGGTAGCTTTAGATTTTTTATGAGCTTTTTCCATTTCAGTTCGTTCCTTTTTCTTCGCTTCAATCAACTTACTGATATAGAATTTTCTCAAATAGACGGGCATCCCATACACATCTTGGTGGGTGAAGCCCTGTCCGTAATAGACGAGAGAGAATATCTCATCGTGTATTTGGGGTTTATGCTGTGGTCTTAGGCCAAAAAAACTCGACGGTCATCGGTATATCGACCGTGACCACATCACCTCCTATCTCGATTTCTTGCTTGAGTTCAATATCTGGGGCGACGCGGCCCATTTCCTGACGTAGGAAGAATGAATCTTTTGACAACATGTTGTTGACAAAATCTGTAATGATGGGTTTGTCCTCCTCACCATTGACTGAGATAATCGAGTGTCTCAGGCGCGTAGTGAGTTCCGGAACTACTTGTGATCCCATCTTTCTAAATGATTTCAATTCTTGTTCGATCACCCGTTCCTCTTTTCCTGTCAGGAGTTTAAATTTCACTTCAGCTTTTGATGCCGGGAGAGTGATGACGAATTCGTTATTTTCTAAACTGACGTCTTCGGGAATTGTCTTGAACGGACAATCCGTTAGATCAAATATATGTTCAGATACCTCTTGTGTATTCGGATCAGTGACGGCTGCAATATATTCCGGCCCGTATGCCAGTACTCTAGCTGCAACCATAATTGCGTTTTTATCACCTAAAATCAAATCGTCTAATTTTACATCCGGTGAAGCTATGAGTGCATTCAACAACGTATCGATCACAACACCCTTTTTAATCAGATTCTGAGAAGTCAAAATATCTTCTTCTCTCGCTGTCATGTATTTGATTTCTATCTTGCCGTTTGCAAGTGGACTGTCTGGTGGATATACTTTACCCCCTGAAGGAAGATCTATGACTTCGGTTGGAAATTTATTTTTTTCTGACATGATTATAACCTCTTGCGTATTATTTTGATTCTGTTACTGATGCCTTCCTGTACTCGGTAACCATTTTTTTAATTGTTCCGATTGCCTTTCTAGCTCGAGCTCCCGCGGCTTTAGTTCCCGTGTCTGAAAATTTTTCATGATTTTTTTGAAAAGTTTCCCATAACTTACTCATTTCAGTAAATAGTTCATTTGAATTATTCATAACATTTCTCCTAAATAACTTTACTATATATTAGAATTGCAGTATAGCGTAATCGTACCTCAGCGTTAGTGAGACTTCAACTGGATCTGATGTTGTAAAATCGAGTGTTCCAAAAGTAGCTGATTGTACGTATGCACCTTTGAGTGTCCACTCTTCAATCTTATCCCCGACAGGACCCAACATATTGATCGTGACATCTTTTTTATAGAAATCTGAATATCCATCCCGGCCAGTTACGGATTCGTGTGATAGTCTGATCCACTCCATTGCAGCTTGTGCAGCTGACGGTACGACTGGATCGTATAGCGTGATATCGAGTGGTTGCCACTGTGTCTTGCCCTTGACATATCGTACAACATTCATATGATGAAGCGAAACTTCTTCGGATTCGATCGATGGTCGGTTTCCAGCTTTTATCATATACGCCGGTATGCCGTCGATAGTAAAGATGAACCGGTTTTGAAGTTTCGGTTCGAAAGCGGTGTACATTATTTCTTGAGCAGTTAGCAATTCAGCCATTTTGATTCTCCAATTTTAAATTAATCTTCTGTATATAAATATCATTCATGTGTTGTTTTTATTCAGGAAAAGTAGCACCAGTAGGCTGTACTGTAAAATCGAGAACTATAAATTCAGCTGTTCTGGTCGGTTGAATGAATATCTGTCCATACAGGATATTTCTATCAACTATATCTGGGGTATTGTTCGAATCATCCATCACAACTCTGAATGCTGATAATCCTGAGTTTGATTGCACCTGTTCCATATATGGATTCACGATATTGAGAAATCGAGTACGAGTTTGAGTATTATTTTGTTCAAATACTAAAAATCTAGATGTCGATGCGATAAATTTCTTTAATTTAATCAATAGCCTTCTGACATTAACTCTATCGAGTGCCGATGCCTTTTTCTGTAAAGTCTTTTGTCCCCAGATACAGACCCCTTGTCCGGGAAATGTCGCGATCGGATTTACATTACTCTCATATAGAGTATCGCGGTTCGAATGTGTGAGTTTTCTCTCTGCCTGTACAACTGAACTAATCCCTCCTCTATTCAAGCCAGCTGGCGCGAACCATGGGTGTGATACTTTATCATTAAACGTGTATACCCCCGCGACAACAGTTGATGGTGGGACCCAGGCATTTGTTCCGAGATCAGCATCTCTGATCTGTATCCAGGGGTAGTACATCGCGCCGTAACTTGAATTTCGACTCAATGCTTCATCAGTTGCGGTTGTGATCGCGCTATTGTATAGAGTTGGATCAGCTACGACGAAACAGTCTCCGCGATCTTCACACATAGTAATCGCTTTATTGATAATAGAATCTCCTCCCGATCCACCACCCGTGACACCAGGCATCAGTACTAAATTGATATCGTATTCATCAGCATTTCCGAGTAAATTGATCGCATCTTCATAAGCTGTCTTTCCACTTGCGGCTACATTGAGATTTAATCCCTGTGAATTAATATCAGTGATATTTTGATAAAAGTTTTTTGGATTCTGAACCGTACCATCACTACCGCCGCTAAACGATCCACCGAACGATCCACTGTTCGAGCCACTCGCTACTGAAGGTAAGGAAGCGGATGCGGCTGCTAATCTAAGATTTCCATTTACATCTAAATAATTCGGTGTATCTGCCAGAACTTCTACCCTGACATATTTTGATTTATTCGGAAACGAGCCTGAGAGTTGAAGATAGGGATCTGTTC